ATCCTGTTTACTCAGATTAATAGTTTCTGAAAGAATGGAGCAGGCTGCATAACAATGGATATAAAAGAAGAACTGCTTGGCCTTCCCAAGCACTGGGGTTTTGTTGCCGTTCAAAATAAAAGACC